GGTAAGATAGATTTATATTCTAAGTCTGGTATCTTTGTTGACTTTAAAACTAAAGACAATCTATTCGGTAAAGACCCTGCTAAATTAGTATACGATGAACATGGTATGCAGTTGTCTGCCTATGCTCAAGGTTGTGGGTTTACTGATGTGGAAAGAGTATCTATATTTGTAGATAGAGAAGACACAGAACTTATCTCTTGTCATATCTGGGATAAAGATACACAAAACAAACACACTAAAATGTTTAACAGCATTTTAAATTACTGGAAACTTGTAAAAAATTATGAACCAAAGAAAGTCTAAACAGCTAAGAAGAAAATCAGAATCACTACTCATTGAATGGATAAGAACAATGACTCCTGATGGAGAAGACTCTACTAAGATAAACAAGAAAAACTTACACGAGTTTATTCCTCAACAAACCCACATCCTTAGTGGCAATAAACTTATGTTAAGTGCTTATAGTTTAAAGTGGTTTTATAAACGGGTTAAGAAAAATCCTGACCTAACTCTTGGAGATTTAAATGCCTAGAAGAGTACCAAGAAAACCTAGACCTAAGAAAGTTGATGTGCCTATAGGATATGATAGTAGGTGGGAATACGACCTTCATCAAAAACTTCTTAAAGGATGGATGCATCATTGTGAGAAGACGCATTACATTGTTAAACACAGATACGAACCAGACTTTGTAAAGGTGTTAGATGATAAGATGATACTGCTTGAGGCTAAGGGCAGATTTTGGGACTATGCAGAGTATAGTAAGTACATACATGTAAGAGAAGCCCTCGACCCTGAACACAGAGAACTAGTATTTTTATTTCAAAAGCCATATGCTCCAATGCCACAGGCTAAGAAAAGAAAAGATGGAACAAAAAGAACTCATGCTGAATGGGCAGAGGCAAATAACTTTAGATGGTATAGTGAAGATACTCTACCAGAGGAATGGAAAAACAATGAACTATAAATTTAATGAAGACGAAACAATAAAACAAATTAAAAGATATGTAGATAGCACTTACAACCAACACTATGCTTACGGAGACTATCAAGCTACAGATGTTATCTTTGATAACGGACACGGTGAAGGGTTTTGTATGGGTAATGTTATAAAGTATGCTATGAGGTATGGTAAAAAGAATGGACATGATGAAAAAGACTTGCTAAAAATAATACATTATGCTATAATGGCTATTCATTTACAGGATACAACAGATGATTGAAGATAAGATAGGAACTAAGCCTTACTTAGGAATAGAGATAGACTATAACAAAGAGAAAACTTTTGATAAGTTTAGTCTTGATACGTTAAAAGATAGATATTTTTGGGAGAATGAAACACATGCACAAGAAGCGTTTGGAAGAGCCTCAGTTTACGGAGCAACCTTCAAAGGTGTCACGGATTTTGAGTTGGCTCAAAGACTTTATAACTACAGTTCCTCTCGTTGGTTCATGTTCAGCACTCCTATTCTTAGTAACGGGGGAACTACTCGTGGGCTTCCTATCAGTTGTTTCCTCAATTATGTTCCTGACAGTAGGAGTGGTCTATCTGCTCATTATGATGAGAACATATGGCTCGCTAGTTCTGGTGGAGGCATCGGTGGATATTGGGGCGATATTAGGAGCAATGGTGTTTCAACTACTCATGGCAGTCGTTCTACTGGTTCAATTCCATTCATGCATGTCGTAGATTCTCAGATGTTAGCCTTCAACCAAGGCACAACAAGACGAGGAAGCTATGCAGCTTACATGGATATTAGCCATCCGGAGATTGAAGAGTTCATTAACATGAGAAAAGAATCAGGTGGTGATATCAACAGGAAGAATCTTAACCTACACAACGGTATCAACATTACCAACGCCTTCTTACAGGCTGTAGAGAAAGACGAAGACTGGAGATTGATTGACCCTAAATCTAAAGAAGCTGTTAAGATAGTAAACGCTAGAGATATATGGTGGCAAATCATTCATGCTAGAGCAGAGACAGGTGAGCCTTACATGATTAACATAGATACTTGTAACGATGCTTTACCTAAGACACAAAAAGATTTAGGTCTTAAGATTAGACAAAGTAACTTATGTTCTGAAATTACTTTACCTACTAACGAAGAGAGAACAGCTGTCTGTTGTTTGTCATCAGTAAACTTAGAACACTTCGATGACTGGTCAAAGGATGACAACTTCATAGAAGATTTAATAACCATGCTTGACAATGTGCTACAACATTACATTGACAATGCAATAGATACAACACAACTAGGAGACTACAGTGCAAACTTTAAAAGATTTCAAAAATATGTTAGAGAAGGTAAAGAAGGATATACTAAATCTGCGTATTCGGCATATAGAGAGAGAAGTCTCGGGCTTGGTGCTATGGGCTTCCATGCGTATCTCCAGTCTAAAGGCATTCCTTTTGAGGGAATATATGCAACTGGTTTCAATCATAGAGCATTCACCCTTATTAAAGCTAGAGCCAAAGCAGCTACTAAAGAACTGGCTGCCAACAGGGGAGAAGCTCCGGATGTCCACGGCACGGGTAATAGGAACGCTAACCTCATGGCTATTGCTCCTAATGCTAGTAGTGGGATTATATGTAGTGGCACTTCCCCTAGTATTGAGCCTTATAGGGCTAACTGCTATACTCATAAGACTCTCTCAGGTTCGTATCAAGTTAAGAATAAATACCTTGAGAAAGTTCTTAAGGCTAAAGGATTAAAAGGAAAAGAACTAGAAAATATATGGAAAGATATCTCGGCTAACGAAGGTTCTGTACAACAGTTAGATATATTAACTGATGATGAGAAAGAAATATTCAAGACAGCCAATGAGATAAATCAGATATGGATTGTAGAACATGCTTACAAAAGACAGCAGTTTATTTGTCAAGCACAATCAGTAAACTTATTCTTTACCCTACCGAAGTCAACAGAACCTCAAGAGATACACGATGCTTATATGCAGTATGTGAGTGATGTTCATTGGTATGGTATGAATAAATTAAAATCGTTGTATTACTTTAGAACTAATGCAGCAAGAAATGTAGAGAATGTTAATGTTAAAGTACCTAGAATAAATTTAGAAGACACTGAATGTCTTGCTTGTGAGGGATAATATGAATTGTTATAACTGTAATAGCGAATTGATATGGGGAGGAGACCACGACATAGAAGAAGAAAACACAGGTTTTATTATGGAGACTAACTTAAGTTGTCCCATATGTAAGTCAGAAATAATAATATATACACCAAAGGATGAGATATGAGTCTATTAAAAACTAGAGATTACTATAAACCGTTTGAGTACCCGTGGATGTACGAGTACTACAAACTACAAAATCAAATGCACTGGATGCCTGAGTCAGTTCCGTTGCACACAGATGTAAAAGATTGGCAGGATATTACACCGGCTGAAAAGCATTTACTTACACAGATATTTAGATTGTTTACTCAGTCAGATGTTGATGTTGCCTCCGGTTACATTGATAAGTACATGCCTATCTTTAAGAAACCTGAAGCAAGAATGATGATGAGTTCTTTTGCTAACATGGAATCAATACATCAAGATGCTTACAGCTTACTACTTGATACAGTAGGTATGCCTGAAGTAGAGTATAAAGCTTTCTCAGAGTACGAAGAGATGGCAGATAAGCATGACTATGTTGGAACTTTTAAACCTCTTAAATCTGACAAGAGAACTATAGCTAAAACTCTAGCAGTTTACTCAGCGTTTACAGAAGGGTTACAGTTGTTCTCAAGCTTTGCAATCTTATTAAACTTTCCAAGGTTCGGTAAGATGAAAGGTATGGGACAGATTGTTACTTACTCTATTCGTGATGAGTCAATGCATGTTGAAGCTATGACTAAGTTGTTCAGAGAGTTTATACAAGAGAACATAGAGATATGGACAGATGATTTTAAAGCAGAGCTTTATCAAATTTGTAGAGAGATGGTTGAGCTTGAAGATAAGTTCTTAGACTTAGTGTTTGAGATGGGTGACCTTCCCGGATTAACTAAGAAAGATATGTATGCTTACAATAGATACATAGCTGAT